CGTCTAGCCAGAACTCGGCACCGGCAAGGACGACCCACTTCTTCATCGCCGTGTACACGTCCTCATAGTCCAGGTCAAGCGTAAGTTCATCAATCCGCTCAGAGACGCTGAGATAGAAGACGTAGGGATCCACGCCGGTGTCGGTGAGGTCAACCCTGATCTTGATGTCGGTCTCTGTGGTGCCACCGGTTGCGGCATCGATGTTGAACGGCACGTGCTAACCGCCGGTTCCGAGCAAGGCGTTGGTGGACGCCTTCAACACGGACCAGTCGCAGTCATCTAGCTCGACGCCTTCCCCGACACAGTAACCCCAACTGATGAAACCGCCGCTGGCGGTTATCGTCGTGCTGCGGAACCATCCTGTCCCCTGCCCCCTAGTTATACGGATCCCGGTGGGTCCGAAAATCAGGAGATGGGGATAGTAATAGACGTTATCCACGTACACTAGGAAGACAAGTACCTCCCCGTCTTGGAGGCAGGTTCGAGGCGTTTGAACACGGCCATGGACGCCGATGTCGATTTGGGGTCCGGGAGTTCCGGCGATGATTTTATACCCGACGGTCTTTTGTCCCTCCGTTATGTAGGCGAGGACGTATGCGGTGACTCCCTGGTCGCAGCTTATGCTTAGGTGGGGGTCGGTTGAGAACCCGGCACCGCCGGCGATGAGTTGTTGCGGATTCCAGGCGCCACCAGTCTTATCAGCGTACCATAATCCCGTATTCGCTCCGCCGGCTATTGTAATCCACGTTATGGCTGGTACGTAATCAAGGAACGAGGCACAGTCAAGAGGATAAACATAGCTAGTATGGTTATGGATTACGTTTTGGAGTGTAATTGGGAGGCCAGCGGAGCGATCCCAGAGCCATTCTTCAAGGTCACCATTAGCACGGTCATCAATGAAGACATACATATCTCCATCTACGCCGACCGGTAAGAGCCCCATTATCCTTTCGTTTATGCCAGGGCCTGAGAAACGCAGGTTCCACGTTGCACCGTTATCAGTTGATTCATAGGCGTCGCAGGCTCCATTATCATCATGCACCATCCAGATGTGTCCCGTGTCGTCGAAGACGGGGCCTGCTTTTCTCCGATCCCCAAAGATGTTGTTGACGGGGTTGAAGCCAGCATCCCACGCTATCGTGCCAGTGACGTCGTTTATGGTTCCCCGCCAGAAATCTACGTGTGGAAGAGCATCGTCTACGACAAATAACCAGACCTTATTATTATACCATGCAACGGAATACCGGTCACCCCCACCCACCCAAATCGGGTTTAAACCAGTATCGACTTTAACCCAGTTCACGCCGTCCACGCTATGCTCATAAAAGAGGTCTTCACCGGCGACGTCGATATAAAAAACGTAGAAACGCTTAGTGGCTCCGTCGTAATAGAAACACGACCTACACGCGGTGAACCCGAGACCTTTGACGGGTGTCGATGAGATTGTACTGTCTAACTCCGTGTCCGTAAGGTCATATTCTATACAGGTATTGTTGAATGTGAAGTCGAGGAACTCTAGAGTCTCCTCTAGGGTAATGAGATCAGCGAGGTAGCTGAATGTCGATTCAATCGATAATACGAACGGTGTATTAGATTTGATGATAGCCAGTGCCGCCGCCGTCGCCGTGTCGACGATGCTGGCCTTCGGTGCTAGGTAGTCGGTGAGTTTGATTGTGTAATCAAAGCCTGACGGCTTGATCTCGGAGCCAGCTCGGCTGAAGTCTATGTCCGGCCGCTCGACGCGTCCGCCGAATATCTCTATGCCTTCCCGTTCGACGGTGATGGTCGTGAACGCGATCAGATTCTCAACCTCGTCTCGCTCGGCGCTCCAGTCACCGATCTCCGACACCGACTCGGCTATACTAAGTCGTTTGAAGACCTTCTCCACGCCACCGACCTTCCACGTTGCCTTCATCTGATCACCCCCCGTATCCGGAGCTCCTTGACGGCGTGTCGACCGAAAATCCGGGCAAGCTCCTCCGCCTCGGCGCCCGTCCTCGTCGTCGGCAGCGTCACGTTGATGTTTATGTCTAAGTGTCCGCCTCCTGCGGAGCCACCCATAGGCGTGATGCTCACGTATTCTGGGCCTGCTTCGCCAGCGCCGAAGAGCGTCGGCCGTGTGACAAGTCCCTCAAAGCCGTATTGTCTCCATACTCCGCCTCCTCCGCCTGGAGGAGGTGGCGGTAGCGGGGGTCCAAGCGGCGGCTCAGGTGGCTCTGGCGGTGCAGGCGCAGGCGGCTCCGGCGGTGCAGGTTCACCGTCTCTGACTCCTGCCCCGTCGCTAGGTGGCTTAGGCTGCTTGGGAGTCGGTATGTCCTTGAGGCCGAGCAGCATCTTCAGCCAGTTCGGCATCCAATCAAGAAACGCGTCCGCGGCGCCCTTAAGGGTATCAATGATCCCATCCTCGATGGCGCTGAATACCTCCCGCCAGTCTGTTTCTCTGATGTGCTCGCCTATATAGTATCCAATGTTTTGCGGGGCTTTACTGATCTGCTCAAAGATCCATAGGGGAAGGTTGATGGCGAATGATCCCAGGCTCTTGAAGACCGCCTCCCAGTTGACGGTGTCCACCCATTCGGTGAACGCCATTTCTATGTCTGGCACCGCCTTGCCGAAGAGCCAACCCCAGAAGTCGTCCATCCAGTCGCTCAGGGTGCCGAAGACGGTGTTCCAGTTGACGGTTCCGAACCAGTTGAGGAACGCGGTTCCTATGTCCCCCGCCCACCCCATAACTTTGACCCATAACATTGAGACATAGTTTTTGAATCCGCCCCAAACATCATCCCAGTTTGTGGCATCCCACCAATCCACGAAGAACTGGGTAATGTTGCCCGCCCACTCCTTGATCTTATCAAACAGGGATTCGGTGAACGATTGAAGATCGCCCCAGACGGCGATCCAGTCAATGTTCGCCCACCAGGCTATGAAGAACGTGCCGATGTCTCCCGCCCACTTCATAAACTTCTCGTAGAGGATTCCGAGGAAGGTCTTGGCTTCAGTCCAGACCTCTTCCCAGTCGATTTCGTTGAACCACTCCACGAATTTACCTGAGATGTTACGGTAGGTTTCCTCGATTATTTTGTAGGCGGCTTCCCAGTCGCCCTCTACGAGAGCTTTAGCCACATTAAAAATCCTGGTTGCGAAGGCGGCGAAGTCATCTATGATGTCGCCGATCACGGGCAGCATATCCTCGAAGACCGTTAACACGCCGAGGGCGTAAGGCATCAACCGTTCTCCCAGACTCACGGACATTACCTGGATGCGGGCTCTCGCTATTTTCATGCGCCCCGCGAACGTATCGAGAACTATGTTAACTTTGTCCTGCGCGGATCGCATCTGCTCAAGGTCTCTCTGGGTCTCGTAGATGGTTTCATCGTAGCCAGCGAGGCCGAGGATGGCTTTCTGGGCCCGCATGTCGAACTGTCCCAGCCACTCGTTGACGGCTTTCTGGTCATCACCGAACCCCTGTAAGACTTCGCGGACTTGTCCCATAATATCGTCTAGGGATCTCATCGACCCGTCCACGTTGTAGAGTTCGAGCCCCGCCTTGTCCGCCTTCGCCGTCATGTCAAGAAGCATACGGTTAAGGAACGTACCGGATTCCTGGGCGCCGCCGAACGTTTTGTCCAGCTGGACAAGGGCGGCCATCGTCTCCTCCATGCTGAGACCCATGGCGTTAGCCGTGGCTCCGACGTTTGCGAGACCCTGAGCATATCCACCAGCGGCGTCTATACCTGCATCAGCGGCGGCTGAGAATAGGTCGATAATGTGAGTCGCATCCTCGGCTTCGAGGCCGAACATCGTCATCGCCGCTACGAGCATGTTGGATGCTTCAGCCGTTTCCATCCCTTCGAGGGCCGCAAGCTGCAGAGCCCCTTGGAGGGCTGTTATGGCTTCCTCTCCCTCAAGACCCGCCTTCACAAGTGCCTCCAACGCACTGACGGCTTTTGTCGCACTTATGCCAAATTCGGGACCTGCAACTTTAGCCGCCTCAGATAAAGCGTTTTGAAGGTTCTTCGCCTCTTCCCCGGTCTTGCCTGACGCAGCTATGATTCTGCTGAGGGCTTCCTCATAGTCAGCCGCCGCCTTGATGGATAACCCCATACCTGCGACGGCTGCGGTGCCCGCGATCATAGTGGCTTTCGCTATGGCACCGAAGACAGAACCGATTTTACTCTGGAGTGAGCTTAGCACCTTACCCGTTTCATCCTTAAGACGCAGACGACCGGTGATTATCGGACCCTCACTCATTCAACCTTCACCCGCTTACTCAAAGCCTTCCAGAAATGGTTAGGCGTCTTCCTTAACGCCCACACCAGGGCGGGCCTCAGATAGGGTTGCGGACGGTTACGAGAGGTTCCATACTCAACATGTTTTGCATAGTTCACGATCTGCTTCGTCTTCGGATTCACTATGTAGCCGCCAGCCCTGACTCCCGTGTAGATAATGTCTCCAGCGGGAAGGGCGCGTCTTTCCTTTCGAATAGATTTTCTCAGGGACCCCGTGTCGACGGGGACAAGCTCCTTAGCCCGATCCCGCGCCTCGTCGGCAGTCTTATCAAGAGCCTCAAGGGCGGACGCCTCGAATGCTTTAGGCATAGCCCTCGCTAGATGTGTCCTGTAGTCGTCGAGGTTATCCCATTTTACCTCGAATCTGAGGCTCATTATCTATCTTCTCCTTTTCCTGCGGCTTTCAACGATACGCCTATTGCGCTCCCCAAGGGCTTCCTCAAGGAACGCGTATTGTTCGGGTTCGTTATGTTTCAGATCCCCGAGCTCACGCAGAGTCATGCTGGTGACGGTGCATAGTTCAAAGTAGAACTGGCCGACGTTACTCCTTGCGAAAGGATGTGGCTTCCCCCACCTTTTCAAGGGTCCCGTAGACGCTTCTCAGCACCAGCGCGACGACGACGTCGTCGCCAACATCATCGGATCGCAGGTATTCGTCAAGCCCCGGCGTCACACATATCTCCGCGGCAATATCCTTCAACCCTTTGATAGCTTCCTCGTATTTGGCGAGGTCCGTGTGGCCCTGCCCAAGCATCTGGTTCAGCCTCAACGCCTCCCTGCGTTCGCTGCTCGTCATCAGCCGAGCCTCAACGACGAACTCGCCGAGGTCATCCTCGAATATCGTCTTGAATGTCGTCTTCTCGGTTCGGCGCATCAGCCGGTCACGGATAGTCAGCTGCGCCGCTATGTCGGCGGCGTCTCTTTTCTCCTCCGTCTCCACGGCGGCTTCAAGTCTCGCCATTCGCTCAATGTTTTCCTCTGCAAGCGTCTTCTTAGGGGGGTCTTTAGGCGTTTCCTCTAGGGGAGATTCTGGTTTTTTCTTTGACTCG